TCTCTAATTGAGACAGGCTCATTTCCCTTGCTTCCTTAACCGCATCATCTTCGATATCCATTCTGACAATCTCCTCCTCCGCATCCTTTTCCTTATCAACCTCAACAAAAACAACCCCATTTAATGGGTGTAGTGATAACATCTTTTGCAGGGCCGGGCGATTATACGGAACATGAAGCATCCCGTCTTCGAATAATATAGGCTCCAAGATTGCATTTCCATCTTGCTCATCCTCGAACGGGCTGTTTTGATTGGAAGCGTATCTTAATGCTCTGTTCTCTCCCTTTTCTTCATCGAACCACAGCAATGGGAATTTTGGATGATTTCTTGACGGTAACGAATAAGACAATGGAGCTCCATTTAATAGTCTGTACGTTTTGTCTTTAGGCGTTTCTGCCTCTTTTTTTGCTTTTTTGAAAACTGACATTTTATTTGTATTTAATTGTGAAAAATAAGAAAAACAGGTCAGTGTCCTTGAAGACACTGACCTTAAATATAACTACTAACCAAAACGGAACAGCATGAAGTTATTGGCTCCGAGCGTACACAAGCATCGCTCTGAAAGGAAATGAACCTCCATCGCATCCAGGTCGCTGGTTGAAGCACCTCCGGCCCCGCCTACAACCCAAGTTTTATATCTTCGGTTTTCGGTTTGTGAAGCACGGTATCGAACGTGCAAGAATGGCCGCTTAGCATTTTCTCCTAAGTTATGGTCATAAACATTCGTAGAACCAGCTGGCACAAGAATACCGTTTACGGTACCTGTTGCCGTAGCAGCTGTTGTGTTCATTGCCCCTCTCATTGAAGGGTCATTGAGGTATCGCCAATCTGTCTTGTAAAAATCATATCCTCGACGGAACCCGGAAAAGCCTAAATTCAGAGCCATCTGAGAGTTATTGTCAAATAAACCAAACGAAGGACCGTGTGCTGCGGAAGAGCCGTTAAACCCACTCAATGTAGCTAACATATTGTCAATGTCAAAACTAAGAGTCCGGTTGCAAAATAATGCATTTTCCTCGATAGCCCCCTGTCGGTCAAGCCGTGCAACAACAGAATCCCAGTCGGATAAAGCAGTTGGCGTACCGGCGCCAAACACATTCCCTCGTAAGTTCACAACGTAAAACAACCCCTCTGAGCCTTTAAAGCCTGCGGCTAAAGCACCTGATGTCGCCTCTGCCGGGGTAGCTTCAATCATTGATGTTTCAAGGTAATCCTCAAAACGCATACGGGTTTCATGTTGTGACTTCAAGTACCAAAGGTACCCGCCTGGAGCGCCGGATTCAGGAGATATTTCAACCCACCCTATTTGAGCCATATCTGACCCACTAACAGAGTATTTGTCCTTAATAATTACAGGGCTATTTTGATAGATATCATTCTCTCCCTCCAGCGAACCAATCATTCCGGATGTGCCCTTACGAAATTCTGACCCGTAAATAAATACGCTATAGTCAGCATTGCCAAGGCCTGTACCGGCGGCAGCAAGTCCTGATGCTGCGTAGAACGCCACAGTGAACTGTTTATTTGTAGTATTCACGGCAGTAACAATTCCCTTTGAATGAACGCCGGTTGTATTTCGCTGCAACATAACCGTTTGCCCGACACGAATAGCAATACCTGTAACAGCTGCATCGTTAACCTGGAAAACCCCAGTCGACGCATTGACCAAAGCTGCTGTCCCTACTGATGTATATTTAACATGAAGCCTCCCCTGCTCAGTCCACTTTGCCTGGTCTGATGTCATAGGGATTTCGGCGCCAACCATTCTCAGGAATGAGGCTAAGCTACGGTTCCCGTATCGCTCAAATTCCTTTTCATAAACATCAGGCAAGTATTGACTAAGAAAGTCAAAATTTGTGATGTAATTTGTTGATAACGCTACCTGTTCTGCGGCTGGCTGCAAGGCAAAGGTAGGTGATGATAAAATAGGCATATCTTTTTTTTTGTTTTTTTTGTTTTAAAATAATTAACTACTCTTAATCCTTAAGCCATTCCCGGAATCTGGATTGACGGCACGGACTATTGTGCCTGTATTCCCCTTTGATACTTGCGGCGCACTTCTTACAGAAGTCATAGAGATGTTCTTGCTGTCTTTTTCCATATCCAAAACAGCTTCTGCTTGTCCTTGCTCGTAAAAATACTTCGCAAATTTCTCAGGGTTCATCGCTACAGCCAATGACTTATGATAGCCAGATACGTCTGCTATCAATCCATTCTCATCCAAAAATCTCTGAATAAAATTTTGTGGATTTGATTGAATCTTTTTCAGCTCATCCGCCGGCCCAGGGCTAAAAGAAAGTTTTTTCCCATCTACATCAAATTCAAATCCCTTGAACTCTCCGGAAAACAACTCTTCAGTTTTCTGATGGAACCATTCACGCTTTCTTTTATTCTCCTCCTCTGCCGTATTAGCCTGCGATATATACTCCTTATAGGCCTTGTACTCCTCAATCTCCTCATTAGAAATGCCACTAAATGGAGCTGACTCAGCAACCGTCATGTATTTCTTTTTCTCGGAGTTTAAAAAATTCTTAGCTTCTATAAGAACTTGTTTTTTTGCAATCTTTGCCTTTGATATATGAACAGAATCGTCAATTTCCTCGTCGTAATCATACTCATCCATTAATACATCAATCTCTTCAGCATCCAATCCTGGATTCTTTGCCATCAAGTACTCTCTAATAAGAGATTCCTCCGGCAGTGAATCGATATCTCTATTTAATTTAACAAAATCTTCAAGCCCACGCCCGGTTTCATTTTTGTAGTTCAAGAAAGCCTCTACGTCGCCAGGCAATACTTTCGGCTCTTGCTGACGAAACACATCATCGATAGATGAAACACCCTTGCCGTATTTATCATTCAAATACTTAACAACAACATCATCTGTCAACTCGCCGAATGGCTGGTCTATTTGAGGTTCGGCCACTACCATATCCGGCTCATTAGTTATCTCCGATGACACCTGGGTTGATGCCTCTTCAATCAATTCTTTCTCCATGAAAACAGACCCCTTTAAATCTGGAGATGCCGCTTCTTTTACTGTAAATCCCATTTTGATTTATTTGTTTTAATACTTAATTGATGCAAATATACGTTCTTTTTTTTTTAAAAATTATTATCGAGGCTCAAACTCCTCAAGGCTAAACCCATCTAATGAATCTTCATTTGACTCAAAGTTAACAGGCGGTAGATTGTTTTTTCTTTGGTTGATAAGAACAGACTGCTGTGTACTTTGCATTTTAATTCTGTTATTTTTTTCCCGCTCCTTCTTATCCTCAATACTATTGGATGTGTCGAATTGCGATTTATGAAGCTGCATATTATACATAAATTCTTCCTTCATCAAACTTCTCTTTAACGTAGCCTCTGCTGTTAATATTGAAGTTTGAACTTCTAAGTCCTTATCCTTAAGAAGCAATTTCATTTCACCCTCCTTCTGAATCTTCATAACAGAAAGCTCAGCAGCAATTTTTTGAGACTCCAAATTTCTTTGCGCTAATATTGCGTCACGCTGCATTGCAGACTTAGATTCCATGTCCTGCTTCCTTATTCTCTTGAGTTTTAGTAATTGATTGGCTAATTTAAGGTTTCTTAACTCCCTAATATCAATAGCATCCTCCAAATTTATATCCCCTTTTGATATGGCCATTTGAATATTAGCCTCAAGTTGAGCCTTTTGCTCCTCGTCCGGGGCAACCTCTATAAATATTCCAAAGTCGTATAAGTATAATTCACTGATTTCCTCTAATAAACTTACGTTATATCTTCCTATCTGATTTATAAACTCTTCTTTTGCATCGGAGTATTTAATAATATCAGATATTCTATACGTTATAGACTCCGCTAAGGATTTGTACATATAAATCCCAGTATCCAATATATGCCTTGTAGCTGTATTGGAGCTCATCGCTGCCATCTTCTGAACACCAACTAACGCTCTGTCATCTGGCATTGAGCCATCCCTTGCCTCATTAAGCCCGGTCACACCCCTAATCATATTCAAATAATGCTCGTAATTAGCAAGCAACATCTGAACCTTAGACGCCCCAGACCTGGACTCTAACTGCTGGATAGGAATCCTGGCATTATTATACTCTCCATCCTGCGTATAGCTACGACCAATAACACTACCCGTTTGGAAGTAAAGCCTAAGTGCATCTTTCGGGCTATAAACGCCTCCATCTCCTAAGTCTACTTCATTCACCCCGTCAGCATCAAGAAATACCCCGTCAGGGACAACCTTATTGATAACTTGCTGCAACTTAAGATGTGTCATTTGCGCTAAATCAACAAGAGGTACCATTCTTTTTGCTAATGACTCTATTCTGCCTTTATACATCCTCGGAGCAAAAGCAACGTAATTTGGTATTGCAAACTGAGACGCCGACTTTGGACGGACCATATTTTCGGATAACTCCCATTTCAGTATAATATCAGTCCCAAGCACCATGACGCCATCATACCAAACGTCAATATACTTCTCCACCTTGCTAAATTTCCCATCAGCCATCATCTCTTCTGGAGGATTAAACGACTCATCCTTTTTTACAACTCGAACAGCCCCATTATCTAAAATTTTCTTTTTGTAAACAACTCTTTTTGTTGTCTTATAATTAAAATAAAGCAACGTTGTTGTGTTTTTTGAGTATAAATCATCAAATCCTAAATTTGAAATTCCAAAATAACTATTCCACAGGCCTGATGTTTTTACAATATGCTCAATATCTTTTTCCTCTAAATTAGGGTTTATCTTTCTCAGCTCCGTGATTGGCACCACTTTTACCTCGCCCCAATAAAAACAATCCTTAAAATCAGGACACTCTGTATAGCTATACACAACATTCGCCGGGTCAACATAAGAAATTTTTATCCCCTCGTTATGCAAATACTCGTGCTTTGCCATGGCAACACCGATAACAGCTGCGTCGTAATTTAGCCTTCTTCTTATGTCGTCATACTTATTTTCATCAAATATAGTGTTAATGGCTTGCTCTTCAGCGATTTCTATAGCCGGCTTGTACTTCAATTGCATATGCAACTGAGTCTCCTCTTCGCTTGATGGCAACTCATCCGGGTCGACTATAAAAGGGTCTGCTCCTGTACTCTCCTTTATAACAGACAGAATATCCTTAGCCGCTGCCTGCCCCTCTATTTGCATTTGGTATTTACTCCTATTACTCTGAGATATGGCATCCTGGGCGTAAGCCTTTACTTTCATGACCCGTTCCGACATCCCATTAACCACAATATCGATAAACTTTGGCATTATTGGGATTGGCGTCCAGTCTAAATTTAAGAAAGACAAATCGCCATCTACGGCCATTTCGTTTTTATATTTAGCTATAGACTGCTCGCCTCTTGCGTACAACCTAAGCTCATTAAACATTTTCATTTGCGAATAGAATCTACAGCCAGCAGTATCCCGCCTGAACCATTCATGCTGTATAGCACGGCCTATTTTTAAACCGTAATCTTTTTGAGACTTATCACAGAACTCTACCTCATTCGGGAAGTCAGCCTGCGGTATGTCTAATTTTTCATCAATCATTTTTAATACAGCTTAGATTTCCTTCGTTATTATATCTTGCGAAGTTAATAATTATTTTGGACTTTTTTATTTCTGGCTTGTAAAGGTGCCTATTTACACCCATTAGCGCAAGCCCGGAGCTAATGGAAGCATCATGCTTTGTCCTGTTGTTTATATCGAATCGAGCCCAGTCTTCAAGTGTCTTCGAAAACACCATAGAACCTACAGCCCCAGCCTCCCTGTAAGTTCCGTAATTATCAATCCCTATGTACTTTTCTATATATGAGCTTATTGCCGCTGCGTGGCACTGCATAACATCCTCAGATGTATTTGGTATGCCCCCGAGCTCTTTCTCTGTTGCTGATAATTTATTTGCAGGTTTATCCGGCCTATTCATCGAGAATCCCCTGTAGCCTCTGTTTTTAATGTGATAAAGAAGCCTCGGCTTATTGTTCTCCACTAAAATTGGCATTCCGTAAAATACGATAGCCTTCAGGACATCTTCGTAGAAAACCTCCGCCATAGGAGGTCTTGCTATATACTCTAAAAAAAACTCATTCAATGGTGCGTCGTCCATATGGAACCCGGTTACTCCGTGAAGTGCTCCATTAGAGCCCCGGCCCTCTACTGTCGCAGATATATCATAAGAGTCGCACCCAAAGGCCCCAATATTTTCATTCCCTGGATATTTTACTCCATTCCTTATGTGGATATTGTTCTGTAAATGCTTTGGCGGTACCCAGCTAACTAAAAATCTTCCGCTCTTATTTGGCGTGAATATAACTTCGGTGTCTTTAATCCCATCCCTCCATTCGAAACTTCCTCTGATACAATGATGCTCTTTAACCATTGAATCGTTGTAGTCTATTTGCTGATATATTTTCGTCAAATTAAACAAAGAAGACTTGCTCTCATCTCTGAATGCATGAGATTCTGTCCTTGGGTATTGCCTATAAAATTCATTTAGTGCATCCGCATCGTTTTTTAACGAATCAACTTCCCCTTCCCAGTAATCAATGGCCCCTATTGTTATTAGCTTCCCGTCTATCCCAACCACCGGCTTTTCTGGAGTTCTAAAGACAGGGTACCCGTACTTATCTATAAAACCCTCCATATTCCACTCCATTGGAATAAACAAATGATACAACCCAGATTTTGTTTGCCCGTTCTTGTTTCTTTCCAATGGATTTGAGTCCATATATATATCCTTGAAATTCTGGCCGCCTTTTGGCAATGCATTTGAGGTTGACCCCATCATGCATTTCCCGATAATATTTTTACCTATCCTCAAACAGGTCTTTGTTACCATCCAGTTCTCCTTTATATTCTGCGGTTTAGTCCATTTCCCGGATTCGTCATGAGCTAAAAAAATTAATTTTTCCCCGTCGTAAGAGTTATCCTCTGTATTCCTCCAGTCGATAGTTGTATTTAACCCCTCTTCCACCTCCCCGGTGTCATACATATTCTTCCTTGTAATCTTAGACGCAGGCATCCTATACGCCAGTTCTGTCTTTGGGTTATCCATCCCATCCATTATTGGTTTAAAGAAGAATGGAAGCTTTGTATTTATGGGAACTACCTTCCCGGTAAACATTTTTTTAGCATCAGCCCCCGTTTTTGAAAGAATGCCAACTCGTGAGTCCTTTGCAAGTGTAGCTATATTTATACATTCAGACGATGACATAAAAGAAAACCCGGAACGCCTTATTTTTAAATAGTTAATCCCATAACACCTTTCGTCTGCCTTGCAAGCTTCCCAATATAAGAAAAAAATCCTATTGGCCTCCCTATAGTCAGGATATCCTACATCTATTTTTGCCCATTGCAAATACATCCAGTGAGATGGCGGGACGTATGTGACTTCCCCATTATTCATAAACCAAAAACCATTCTCCCTGTACTCAAATTGCCTTTCTATATAATCAATCCAATGAGCCTTAAACTCAACTGGCTTATCGTTCCATTGGCTAATGGTTTTTATTTTTGACAGCTCGACTGGCACCTCCTCTCTTTCCCAGTATTGCTCTGATTTTAATGTACTTCTTTTGTAGACCTCATCAGGCTTTTGCGGGATGGCTATTTTTAACCCGTTTATAAGTATTACACTCCCGGATATCTGCCCTGTTTTTGAAATGATTATAATATCCCTGACAGAATCATACCCATAAGCCCATGACCTGTCCTTGTTTTTTCTTTTCAATAAGGCCGGGTCTATGTGATTATCTATAACAGTATATAGATTATTATTTTGTAAATCTTTCTGCAAACCCACTTTTTGAATTTATATCCAATTTTGACGAACCATGAACCTCCGGGGCGTTTATTGCTGACTCTTCTTTTTCTATCCTATCCAATATATCAAAAGCATCAAATATAGCAAGCCTTTTAGTTGCTGCCGCATTCTTTAATTTATCAGCAGATAAGTCACTTCCGTCATCCCCACCGCCTAATATAGACTCTTCTGCAACTTTTATTAACTCTTCAACCGCCCTCCTCCCTGCGGATACTATCCGAGCTCTTATTTTTTTATCAATCATTTACACTCATTATAAAAAATTACATAAACAATTTTAAGAGCCGCATTGTAAAATAATTCACCAAGAAAATTGTCTATAACGGTTATCATAATATCATTGCTATTTTATGGTCAAATATTCTATACATCCGCTCCCCATCAATATCAAACTCATACTCGCTATCCGGGGCAAAACAAATGTTAACCCCTTTAAAAACACCCTGTGATATTAAATACTCATTTGGATAAACCATAACCCCACATAAAGGCTCATTCGTAAATGGTTTTTTTATAAACGACTCAACTGCCGGCATAGGTTTCACAAAGCAATACCTCCCATTTGCATACCATAAACCATTTTTTTTGTACATAAAGAACTGGTCATTGTCAACAAAAAAAATATCATCTCGCAAAAAGCTTCTACCGCTCTTGCGCCTCCCTTTCATGTCATTGTAAAACTTGAAAACATTATGATGAACAATAAGGATATTGCCAGGTTCTATTGGTCCACAGTACCCCAATGGTACCTCAATAACCTCTGCATATCTATTTGAAAATAAATGGTCCTCCTCTGAGGCGTTTATTATTAATTCCCTGTCACCTACTTCCTTTATGTTATTATATCTTCTCCTATTTACTGCTTTTACTATAAAATTAAATGGCGATTTCATTAAAAATTGATATTATATTCAATAACACAAGGCATTGTTAAATTAATTAGTTTCCACAAAAGAACTTCATTATGCTCATTCTCTATATAAACCTCATATCCAGACCCTGGCAAACTTCTTATTGCATGGATTTTATACCCACCATTAAGAACATCCTGGCCTACAAGATAGTGCATTGCAACTTTATAATCTACACCTATCGATATTTTTCTTATTTCCATTATATTGAATTTACAGAAACAGAGGCGCTGTTTCGAGATGGCAAGTTATTACCAGCCGGAGTTGCTGTAATTGGCGTGACCCCGCTGCACATAAACATTGGACTTATGAAGTCGCCTTGGGTTACACTAACAAAATACTCGGCATTCGCAGTAATCGCAAGACGAGCCCCTAATGAATAAACTTTCGCAGACCCGCTAATTGAATTTATGTCAGCTTCCCCGTTTTTTGAAAGCCAAATTGTTAATGTCTCCTCGATTAGCCCGTTGTTTTTTACTTGCATACTTACGAATATTCTATAAACACCGCTATGAGCAAATGTAATCCTTGACATTGTTGACCCGTTCGTTACAATTGACACCCCGGATGACACTCCAGTATCTGTAATAGGCACATCCAAAGGCGTTGCCACTCCTGCCGCTGGCGTTATTGTCGAAGAATTTGTAAATAACCCACGCCACTTGAACGAGTTTAAATTCAACGAAATTATATATGAAGTGACCAACCCCATTAAGTAAGAGGCTAAATCACTAACTTTGAAATTCTTTGTCTTATTAGAATCTGAAGAGCTGGTCCCAATAACCATATCATCAGACACTACTTCTGTCTCCAACGGGTATGTTTCTATCTTAGCCATATGTGCTTATGAAATTATTTGTCGCAAAAATAACATATAATTGCGACAAATAATTAATTGCTTAATGCTGAGTCTGTGGACTCAACCTCCCCGGTAGACAAGTTTATTTTGCATTTTTCTCCGTACTTCGCTTTTATTTTCGCTTCAGTTTCGAATATCTCCATTTTTAAGTTATTTAGCGCATCAATCAAAGTATGCTTTTCAACCTCTAAAGAGCCAATAGAAGACTCGATTCTTCGGTATTTCATTGATAGCATCTGGAGTGACTCTAACTCCTCTTTACTTAAGTATTTTTGATTTTTATTCATAATGCAAATGTATGTTTTATAATTAAATTAGCCTAATAAAATACTTACAACTCGATATAGCTCTTCCTCCCGGCTTAGCGCAAACCTCGTGGCCTTCTCTTGACCCTTCATCGTTTGAATTTCCCTCGATTGTATTAAACATAAACTTAGGAGCTATATCACTACAAAACCCTGTATGCCCTCTCCCTCCGCCAAAATTCATAATAAAAATATCTCCAGGCCTTGGCCTTGATGTGGTTACCCCTCTTCTCGATGCCGCCGCACCAACAGTTAAAACATGGCCAGACTGAAGGAGTTTATTAGTAACCCCCTTGGCCTTACAAGCTTCATTTACGCACCAATAAACAAAAGCCATGCACCACGGTGCCGGTACGTTTATTCCAACCGATTTTAAATATTTTTCTACATCCGGCCCCCAGTTTGAACCACGAGGAAATTCTAACTTCCCGAGTTGCCCCTTAGCAAAATGCAATGCAAGCTCCCCGATTGGTGCGTCGTATGTCTCTAAAAAACGCATACTCACCCACCCAAATATTGTTAGCCCCCAAAAAGTGCCATCTACTAATTTGATATCAGTCAAAAATACGACCTCTCCCTTTTGCAGCGGCTTGGTATTACTTGACAATTGCGACTTGATGCCTGGACCAACCCTTACATTGAGAGAGCTTGATGTAACTCTATATATATTATCTTTCATGGTTCTTTATTACACCCTGAAATATTTCAAGCAACTGTCAAGAAATCCTCGAATGTTTGATTTAGAATCTTTATTACTATATCTGCGAGAAATAGTATCAAGGGTTTTTATTAGTTTTTTTTTCGCTTCAAAAACAGGGGTGCCTAAGTAAATGTACAATCCAAGCTCCCTCTTGACTACGGTATTAAAATACGGAACAACGTCACGGTACATTGTTACATCCTCGTCAGAAAGCAAATCTTCGTAACTCATTACCATAAGGCGTAAAACAAAACATTTTGTTCCACCTCTCTTGGGGCAACTTCACCCCCACTATAAATCTCTTTTATTCTTCTTACCTTTACCGGTATCTCGAACGTCGGGGTAAAAGCACCTTGATGTTTAGCCCCAGTATCTATTGTGTAAATAAAATCATCCCCGGATTTTGTCTCTACCTGTATTTGTAAAGGCCCGGAAACAAAAGAAGAGTTAATTGACACAAAAACTGTACATCCAACATTTGACCCCCCAGAGAAATCACTTGAGCGATGTATTTTGTACGCATTCAATGGGCTATTAGAAAGTATAGACCGGCTTATATACAAAGTAGTTGCGCTATGAACTTTTGTGATTACGGCTGAATTTTGATTAAAATCTATCGCTGGTATTCCTTCTACGTTAATCTCCAGGCCCGAGCAAAATATGATATCCCCTTCCTTTACGCCTTGAGATATAAAATTTGCATTCGCATTTATAACAGCATTAGCCTGGATTGTAGTTGCCAGCCCCGTCGCTATTACGTCCGGAGATGGTATATACCCATCCCCCTTAAAAACCCTAAGAGCCCTTGTGAAGCCCGAATTATTTATTTGCATTTTTGTTTTTTTTGTTCTTGTAAAAAATCCTATTCACTAAAATATCTGGGTTGTTTAGCCGCTCTCTTCTTTTCTCGCACCCGCAATCTTCTCCGGCAATCTCAGAAATTTTATTAACGACGCTTTTTATACCTGTAGCAGAAGTTATTCTGTGGATTGTATCGCCAATCCCTCTGTCCTTTACACTCCACTTGTCAGTGTGGATTTTTGCCATATTACGATAGAATTTCTTTTGCTTTAACACGGCCAATAACAGCAATTACCATACCGAGTAACTCTACTGCTTTAATCGCAATCTCTGTCGACTCATTTTCATCAACACTAATACCGGCAATGCTTGCCAAAGATGCTATTGCAACGCCCCAAATTGTTTTTGATAAATACCACTTTTTCATTTTTTTGTGTTTTTTTGTTAAAGTGTACTCGGAGACACTGTTATTTTTTTAACTAAATCAACCCGGCCAGGGTCTGCGTTTTTCTGACCAATATATACCCATCCTTTTTGGTCGGTACGCTGTATACCCTGCATTAATTCAGAGTCAGTTTCAATAATTTGTTCTCCAGATAAATCAACATCGCTTTCTGATTGATTACACGAAGATTCCTTGCTAATTTCATCCAAATTAATTGGCAACTCTTGTGTATTTTGAACTTCATTCGTTTTTTTCTTGCCCATTGCTTAATTTTGTTTATTAGACCGCAAATATACAAATAATAAAATGAAACTAAGAAAAAATAATTACCTAAAGTATTTAAGGGTCATAAGGAGGTACTATATGGCCAAACACGATATCTCGCTCCCTGATTTAGAAATGCTTCTTTATTTGTACTCGGAGTTGTATTTTACAATAAAAGACTTTGACCGTATAGACAAATTAATGAGCTGGGATTCTTCCAGATTTTCTCGTTTAAAGAAGACTGGATGGATTGAACTTTGGCGGGCCGCAAATGGGAACAAGCCCGCAAGGTACCAATTGTCACTTAAAGCAACCAGGATAGTTGGAGATTTTTATAGAATGTTAGATGGCGACAAAATTTACAGTAGCCACAGGAACACAAACCCAATTTTTGATAGAGCTAATTGTCAGAATAACGATAGATACTACAGGGCTATGTTTGACGAGATGAATGAAGATACAAGGAGGTTGAAGCAAAAAGCTATTCTACAACAACAACATCAACCTCACGAGTTATAGTCACCTGCTCTTCGTTCACAAGCATTGTAAATGAGTTCGCTTTATCGTAGTATATTACGTCCCCTTCCTTTATATTAGCGACCTCGGTTCCCGGCTTTATAACAATGCCTCTTTTGTATCTTAATTGACTGGCATCTTCCCCCGATAATATAATCCCAGATTCAGTCTTGATATCAGAATTATCATCTTTAACTGCTATGTATTTCCCTATTGGTTGCATATATTATATTTATTTATATGTATAAACATTTGATTATCAACTACATTTTACTACATCGGATAGCCCTGGGTGTCATCATGTGGGTATTGCCTCGACATCGTTACTATTGCGTTTGTTGATAATATTGTTACCGCTACACTTATTGCGTTTTGTAGTGCACTTCTTGTGACTTTAAGCGGGTCAACTACGCCCATGTCTATCAAGTTACCCATAGTCCCCGTTTTCACGTCGTAGCCGCAATCCCAATTTGTGTTGTCGGTATATAACTGTTCTGGTTTTAACCCTGAATTTTCAAGTATTTGTACCATCGGGGCTTTTATTGACAATTGCATTATATTCATTGCGGCTGCCTGCTCTTTAGACAAGGGCTCTCCGCATATCTCCCTTAATTGTAATGAAGCCAGCGCCCGGCCAGCTCCAGGTAAGATTCCTTCTTCCAATGCGGACCGGACAGCACAAACTGCATCGTCAACTCTATCGTAAAGCTCCTTTTGCTCTAAGTCTGTATTCCCACCAACGTAAATAACTCCTACGCCCCCTGTCAAAGAAGCGATTCTCTCAAGGATAAAATCTTTGTCAGACTTCTTTGTAGCTTTTTCGTATGCATGAGATAGCTCAGAAATTCTCTTCGAAATATCTTCACTATTAACCTTTGTGTCTGAGCGAATTATGACGGTTTTATCGGACCCAACTACAACCTTTGCTGCGTGACCTAAATCCCCAAAATTTATTGTACTTAAATCATCCCCGGTTTTTTCGCTAAAATATGTGGCGCCTACGCTCAATGCAATGTCTTGCATCAGCTCATGCTGCCGGTACCCAAAATTAGGCGGTTGTACTGCACAGCACTTTATATTTCCACGGACAACATTTGCAGACAATGTATTTAGCATATTCTTACCGCACGGAGCAATTATCAGTAATTTTTTCCCTTCTGATATGATAGGCTTTAGTATTTGCTCTATCTGAAGAATATTTGAAATTTCTGTGTCACACACTAAAATCATTACATCCTCAAAAATACACTCATCTCGTTTTTGGTCATTTACGAACAACGGGCTTAAATAGCCACGTTTAAATTGAAGCCCTTTTGTGCTTTCTGTATAAGTCTCAGTTGTTTGAGATTTCTCAACAGCAACAATCCCGTTTCTTCCAACCGACTTATACACCTCAGCAATTAGAGCTCCGATAGCTTTATCATTGTTTGCCGAAATAGAAGCTACCTTCTCAATCATCCCTGATTTCACTTTCTTGCTAACTAAGCGCAATTTCTCTATTATAATATCCCCAATATTAACCATGTGGCGAAGCACTTCCGTTCTGTTTAAATCAGGGGCTATAAACTCGATTCCGGTCAACACCATGGCCTCTGTTAGAACAATAGCCGTTGTCGTCCCATCCCCGGCAGTTGTTGCGGTACGCTCAGCGGCTTCTTTCATTATTCTTACCGCAAGGTTCTCTACAGGGTCAATTAAATCTATTGCCTTAGCGACAGTGACCCCATCTTTTGTTACGGTTATCCCATGTGTGTGTGTTGGCGATTCAATTAATACCGTATTTCCACCGGGGCCTAATGTGCTTTTTACTGCATTTGACATCTTTACAATGCCTTTTACAAGTTTTTCTTGTCCCTTTTTCCCAAATTCTAAATCTTTTGGCTGGTAATTCATTTCTTTTTTAATTGATTTTAGGCAAAACTAACCAGATTCCTATGAAAAACAAAAAAAATACGATAAATGTATTTTTTTTTAAAATGATACAACTGGCAAAAATGCAGAAGTGTCAATTTTGACTTTTGCTATATTATACTATATATATATAATTTCTTTTTTTTATTTTATTACTATAAAATAATATAAAAATCGACATTTTCGACACAATATAATAAAGACAATAGTTTCAGAAAAAAAAATTGACACAAAAACGACATTATACTGACATTTCTATGCATTATTTAGACTAAAATCTATCATAAACATATTATAAAAATAACAATATTAAATTGAGTTTTGTCTTATACTGGCAAAAAGTGATAAATAAACTTGAGATTGTTGCGTTTTTTTATAATTTAACACACTTCAACTCTGGCTTATTTGGCTTATTTGTGTCGATTTTTACCTATAATTGTGTCGTATTTATCGGGGAAATAACTTCAGATGATAAGAGTATTTGGGTAGTACCCCCCGTTTTGCGATGGCGGTTCGGAATGGGAAGCCATATTTTTTTGACGGGAGGGGGTCTACTTTTTTGACATTTTCTGACCAAATTTTAGCTTTTTTCTAATAGATATAATTTATACAATCGAGCTGGCCATATAGATAATGTAGTAACTTGTGATGCTATGTTATCTATACTGGGACCGAATAAATATAAATATTAACTATACCTACGTCTATATATATAGAGCTGTCTTATAAACAAAACCTATTTGCTTGTCTATATTGCATTGAGCATTCTATAGATATTGCCTATATAGTTAACTATAACTCTTGTGTAATTTTATAGAAATTGTCGATAGTATTCGATAGCCAATATCTATAATGTACGAACAAATATATAGACGAATCAAACTTTAAATATATAGCCAAAATCTATATTTATCGGCATCGAATATAGATAGTTAATTATCAATCACTCGGACTCCCTACTTCGAATCCGCCCAGTCTCTTCGAGTACACTATACAAATAAATATCATTCCCTGTCTGAGTGCTTACTTTTAGAGGTAATATCTTGAAACACAATGTAGTTGCGGTGATAGAGAGAAAAAAATACAATGTATAGCCAAAATCTATACTGCGATAAAAAATATCTATATAAAATATCGAAAATATTTCGTATAGCCGACTGGGCCGTCGTAACTAATTGATAATCAACAACTTACGAACGAAATAAGGACCGAAAGGCCTTAATCCCAGTCTCTCCCAGTTTTTATCGTTAATTTTAAGTAACTTTCATTCAGCCAAAACCCTTGTCTCCCAAGGCTTTCGAGCCATTAACATTTCGACAACAAAAAAAGAACCCCTAAATATTTTGTAATTCAAATATCTTGCCCGTATCTTTGCTGTGCCAACAGCGAAACGCTAACGGCTTAGTTCTTAAGAGATATATGCACCGAACACTACGAAAGTAGAAATGCACTCGGTCCCGACGCATAGAGACAGGCGAAACACCATTAGCGATAATTATCGACGTAACGTCGAGATAGTTAGTGCCAAGTTTCGTCAAGTTCGGGTGGCCTGCAATGCCAGCACATTTGTTTCGGTTAATTTCGAAATGAGTGATAAAAACTTAGCATAGTTCGGGAGTCGTACCGTCTCGAGCTATTAGTCACAGGTCGTGCAAGTAACTGAGAGAGAAATACAGAGAACGCAAGGTGAGCAGCGAGGCCTATTTAGTCCCCTGACTCGAAAGTAAGCTAAAGAGACAGAAAGGACTAAGAAAAAATATGTTATTAGCCACAAGAGCACATCGAGTGCGCAAACGGAGTCATGCTCAACTTGTGGCGCTATTTTAAACAACAATAAAGGGGAAACGGCCTATCCGAATATCAATTATTATGAATAATTTTTTCAGCACACATGGTAAGGAATTAAGAGTCAATCAAATTGCTAAAATTAGCGAGAAATTAAGTAAGGCCGATGCAAGTAAATTCAAAACTTCGCTTGAGCTGGCCAAGGAAGTATTAAGCGCTTTCAATTGGTACAATGAGACAGGGAAGGCCCTTATGATTGAGCAGGAAGGCGCCTCGTTAAATTCTGAGGATTTTGCTAAGGAGCTCGGCTTCACGAAAAGTTGGATGTACAAATTAATTAAGGTAGCCAGTTTGGACGAGGAGACAATTTTAAATTACGAGGCTGCCTGTGACAGGGTTGATGCTAAGGGAGATGAGACAGCCACCCGTTCTATCGCTGGCCTATTGAAGTATGCGTCATTCACGCAGGTTGAGAGCGAAGAGAGCAGCAATGAAGGAGAGGAATCGGATAGCGAAGAACAGAATGTGACAAAAGAGAAGCCTGCCGTAGTATTCACCTGCCGACTTGAGGACCTTGGCGTTGAAGGGATGAAGAACGTATCAATGAGAGTCAGTTTATCGGGCGAAGTGAAGACAAGTAACACTAAAGAGGAAATACTCTATGCAATCTCTGTGCTACAATCTTCTTTAATCGATGAGTAGTGTCCTCGAGGACACTATCTTGGCGGTCCACAATGGGTGAGTGATTCTATCATGTTCGGGTTCGACTCCCGAGACCGCACAAAATTTAATATTAACCTTTAAAAAAAACGATATGTCATCAATAACTAAGTTTAAGACAAAAAAAGTAGACCTTACTGGCGCAGCAATGGGTATAAAAATGAATGCCAGCAACAATGTCGAACTTATTGAGTCTATTGTGGCCCCAAAAATAGCGATTGCAATTACTGAAATAAGTAATAAAAATACGGAAAGCCTTCAGGCGTTAAGTAACCTTTGTACTGAGTCCGTAAAGGCTTGTGATACAGCAGTTGTTGAGGCTGGGCTATTAAGGGAACGGGTACTTGAGTTAGCTGGTAAGATTCAGAATATAGACCTATCAGAGGTCACAAAAAATGTTTTGCCATCAGTGATGGAGGCTGTAAAAAATAGCGAGCTAAAGGGCGCAGTTGAGAAAATTGTCAGTGAAATTTTACCGACAAGAGTTGTTTATTCCGTTCCTGAGAAGCAGGACGTCGACGCTGGCATTTGTCATGAGAATTTTGAGAAGTTGTTAAGGATGGCGAATGCGAGGTTGAATATAGCCCTAATAGGTGAAGCAGGTAGCGGGAAAACACATGGTGCCGAGCAGGTAGCGGAGGTCCTTGGGCTGAAGCATTACACTATTTCATTCCATGCAAAAATGACGTCAACAGACCTGAGGGGGTATATGGATGCAGTGGGGAAATACAATGCGTCTCCGCTTTACACTGCATTTAAAAATGGGGGCGTCCTTGTTTTGGATGAGTTTGACAGGGCGAATACAGAAGTTGTTGTTAGTTTGAATAACTTACTGGCTGGCCGTTCTTACTTATTTCCAAATGGTGAAGAGGTAAAAAAGAGTCCCGATTTAATTATAATAGCCTGCCAAAACACAACAGGGAACGGACCAAGCAAGCAGTATGCAGCAGCAAGCAAGCAGGATGCAAGTACACTGAACAGGTTTGTTAAGTTAGGTTGGAATATCGATGAAAAAATGGAGATAGCCATATGTGGTGCCACTGAAGCGACAAGAAGAGTTCAGGCAATACGGAAGAAGTCAAGAGAGCTCGGCATGGACTTGGTAATTTCACCAAGGCAATCTATTCATGCTAACACGCTGATAGCAAGCGGGTTTACGCTTGATGAGGCCTTACACTATTCGATATTCGAAGGCCTTGCGGAGGACCAAATAAAAAGATTAAGTTTAATCGACTAAAAAAGCAAAAAATGAGATACGAAATAAATAAAAACAAAGTGCTCAAGGTTCACACGGACTTTAATGAGTGCGTAAAATTAGCCGTTAGTATGCCAGTCATTACATGGAGCAAACTGGAGGACAATGCCTCGTTGTCCAATTCCTATGGAGATGACTTCTATGGTGATGCTGGTTCATTTGGCGCTATGGTAGACAGGTGCTACGACGGGTATAACGCAAAGAAAATATCCGACAAGAGACACTCAATAGGGAATATGCTTAGTGTCCTCAAAGACACTCAAGAGCTCGGGTTCGTGGGGGACGAGCTCGATATACCTACATTCCTGTCGGGAGATATGAAGTGCTGGTGGAGAAGCGTAACTGAAGAAGGAACGCCAAAGAGGGTGCACTTGGTTTATGACGGAGCTACTCCATGGCATATAAAACCCGATAACTATGCAAACCACGGAGGTGCCATTAGTTCTTTGTGCGATGTACTTGTAGATGATGGTTATTCCGTGAAGATATCCGCTGTTTTTAGTATTGACGAGATTGCCACAAAGGGTTATTACCATTGCGTTACCATTAAGGATTATGACGAGAGCCTTGACGTGCCAAGAATAGGGGCTGTCACCCATGCTTCTTTCCTTCGGAGAATCATATTTTCATATAGTGAGAATTTTTGTTCATATGTAAATATCCCAATTAAGGACCAAATAAACCCGATAGATTCAGATTACGGGCGTATAATAAAGGGATTTTCTGTAATTAGCGACGAGGAGGCTGTAAATTGGCTTGGCTTGAGCGATGAAGAGGCTGTTATTATGGTGAAATCTCCAGCAGAAGATGTATTTTTAACGACGAAAAGCGCTTGCGATTACGTTGCTGACTCTGTGGTAAAAATAAAGGACATTGTATCTAAGAACGAAACAACAAGTAATATCATAAAACTATAAAAACATGAGTACAGATGAAGTAATTAGCGGGGTTATTGGAGAAATAGTCTCCATAATGATGAGAACCCCTGAAGCCAGCAGGGAAGAGATAATATCAGCATACATTTCCATGTGGAAAGATATGGGGGAACCAGGAGTTGAGTACTTGAGAATATCAAAGGTCAATACCCGGCATAATAACGTTGAGGCGCCGTGCTTTGCTATTGCTAAGTACCTCAAGGATTTATTATACACTGCATTGTCAGTAGATTGCGACAAAGAAATTTTAGAAACAATATCATTAAATTAAAAAAAAATAACCATGGGAACGCAAAATTTTTATGTAAAAAACGCAAGCCGTGTATTCGTTGTTTTTGAGGCTAACGACGAGAATGATTTCACGGGAGAATATTATGATGATTATTATTTTATTAAAGACCAGTTAAAGAATGATATCATTGAATATTTAAAAGAGATAGGCCTTGATGTATCTACAAAATTCCTCGACAAGTCTAACCAGATGTACTCCAGAAGTTATCAACAGGAGCGCCTATTCGAGGTCGATAAGTGGTTTAAATTTGAGTCAAATGACATCTCTATTAATCTAACGATGAT